ATTAAGTTCATTATTTTACCAGAGGTTTATTGACGATGAGAGCATTAGTTTATTCAGTCCTCATTCTGTTCCTGGGTTGTATGATGCTTTTGGCACTACATCCTTTGATGAGTTATATGTTGCTTATGAAGCAGACGATAGAGTACCAAGAAAAACTATTAGAGCACAAGAATTAATTTTAAACTTATTAAAGGAGAGAGCAGAGACGGGACGTATTTACATAATGAACATTGATCACTGTAACTCTCACTCATCTTTCATAGATAAAGTCGAGATGAGTAATCTATGTCAAGAAATTACATTACCAACTAAACCTATACAACATATCGATGATGAAACTGGTGAAATTGCTCTCTGCATTCTTTCTGCTATTAACATTGGGAAGATACGTGATCTTACCGATCTCCAAATTCTTTGTGATCTTAGCGTTAGGAGTCTTGATGAACTCATTGATTTTCAAGGATATCCCGTCGCAGCAGCAGAAGTCGCAACTAAGGCACGTAGATCCCTTGGTATTGGTTTCATAGGTCTTGCACACTATCTTGCCAAGCAAGGTGTTAAGTATGAAGATTCAAAAGCATGGGAATTGGTACATGATTTAACAGAAGCTTTCCAATATTATTTGATTAAGTCCACAGTGAACCTTGCGAAAGAAAAAGGTGCTTGTGAATATTCCTCTAGAACTAAATATGGTCAGGGGATACTTCCCATAGACACCTACAAAAAAGATGTAGATGAACTTGTACCGAACAATTTAAAATATGATTGGGATTCTCTTAGGGCACTTGTCAAAGAATATGGAGTCAGGAACTCAACTTTGTCCGCACAAATGCCATCGGAGAGCAGTTCCGTTGTGTCTAACGCAACAAACGGAATCGAACCACCTAGAGGATATCTGTCCACTAAGAAGTCCAAGAAAGGACCTCTTAAGCAAATTGTTCCACAATATGGGACTTTGAAAAATAATTACACTTTGTTATGGGAAATGCCTAACAATACTGGATACATAAATATTGTTTCCGTGATGCAAAAATTCTTTGATCAGGCAATCAGTGGTAACTGGAGTTACAATCCAGAACATTATCCAGACAATGAAGTACCTGTATCACAGATGGCACAAGACCTTTTAACCACTTACAAGTATGGTTGGAAGACAAGTTACTATCAAAACACATACGATATAAAAACAGATGAAATAGAAACTAGTGCTTCTATTGATAATCTTGTTTCAGAAATTTTAAACACATCGGAGGAAGAGTGTGAATCCTGTAAAATTTAAAATCTCATCAACGGAAAGAAAACCAATGTCAGATGTTAAGGGAATGACAGTTTTTAACACTGAGGAAGTTGACACTAAAAAACAACCTATGTTTTTTGGAAAACCATTGGGGGTTCAGAGATATGATAATTTTAAATACCAACAATTTGAAAATTTAACAAAACAACAGTTAGGATATTTCTGGAGACCAGAAGAAGTATCTCTACAGAAAGATCGTGGTGATTATCAATCATTACGTCCAGAACAAAAACACATCTACACTTCAAATCTTAAGTATCAGATTATGCTTGACTCTGTGCAGGGTCGTGCACCAGGTATGGCATTCTTACCATATTGTTCTCTACCTGAGTTAGAAGCATGTATGGAAGTGTGGTCATTCATGGAGATGATTCATTCACGTTCTTATACCTATGTGATTAAGAACGTTTATCCAGATCCATCAGAGGTTTTTGATAAAATATTATCTGATGATCGTATTTTAGAACGTGCATCAAGCGTAACTGAATCCTATGATACGTTTATTAATTATGCACAGGAGTGGGGTCAGGGACAAATGTGGAAGGGAGATTGGATAACATCACCATCATCAGTCTGGACACGCAAAGATTTGAAAAGACACTTATACAGGGCAGTTGCAAATGTCAATATTTTGGAAGGAATACGTTTTTATGTTTCTTTTGCTTGTAGTTTTGCTTTTGGGGAACTTAAGCTCATGGAGGGGAGTGCAAAAATTATATCACTCATTGCCAGAGATGAAAACCAGCATCTTGCAATAACTCAAAACATTATTAACAATTGGAGAAAGGGTGACGACCCTGAGATGAAGCAGATTGTGCAGGAAGAAGAACAGTGGACATATCAAATGTTTGAACGTTGTGTCAACGAGGAGAAGGTATGGGCAGAGTATCTGTTTAAAGATGGTAGTATGATTGGTCTAAATGACAAATTACTTCATCAATATGTTGAATGGATTGCCAATAAGAGAATGAAATCAATTGGTTTAAAACCTGCATATGATATTCCAGCAAGAAACAATCCATTACCTTGGACACAACACTGGATCTCATCTAAGGGATTACAGGTAGCACCACAAGAAACAGAGGTAGAATCCTACATTGTTGGTGGTATTAAACAGGATGTAAAAAAAGATACTTTTAGTGGATTTAAATTATAAAGTCGTTAATATTTTTCCTACGCTAATTCATTGTTTTGACATAGGTGAATTTAATGATGTGAAGAAAAATTTAATTGATTATGCATACAATTTAAAGAATAAAGAACCTGATAGTAAAAAACTATCTAATCGTGGTGGGTGGCAATCATCAGGTTTTGATTTGAATAATAAAAATGATTTAGTTCATGATTTATTGATGAAATCTTTAACATCATTTCCAACACTTAAAGAGTCTGTTATTTTAGATGTGGCAGCTTGGGTTAATATTAATAAGCAGGGTGATTATAACGTGAAACACACGCATCCTACTTCTGATTTATCTGGAGTGTTGTGGATTAAATGTCCTGATGATTGTGGTAGAATTGAATTTGAATCATCACTTGCTTTCCAATCATATAAAGAAGTAGAGTGTTATACTGAAAACTTAAAAGATGAATATTATATTGATCACACATATTATTTTAACCCAAAAGAGGGTAGAATATTAGTATTCCCATCTCATCTAGCGCATCAAGTTTATGAAAATAAATCTAAAGAAGATCGCATATCAATTTCTTTTAATATAAGATTAAAATGAAAGATAAATCAAATAAAATGTCTGAAAAGATACCTGACGATTCAAACTCTGAAGATATTGTCTGGGATATTGAGGAACTTAAAAAAGCTATCCGTGATGCTGCGGATGATTATGATAAATTAATTGGAGGTTAAAATGGTCAGTCCTTTTGGTAATGTGTTAAACACAAGAGAAACTTATAGTAGATTCCATCAAAAAATATTTACTGAAGTTGAAGTACAATTTAACGATGAAGATCCTGCATGGATTCCTTTAAATACTTTGTTAGCAATGAGACAGATATATAAAGGAGAATGATATGATAAAATTTGAATGGAAAGAGATTATGAAAATCCCTGGCACTACAAAGGTACAGCTTTCACTTCTGATGATATTGGCAATTTCTTCGGTTACGTCTACAGGATTACAAATTTACAAAACGGTAGACAGTATATCGGAAGGAAATATTTCGTACAGAAAAGAAAACCCAAGGGAGGAAAGAGAAGAGTCACAAGTGAGAGTGATTGGAAAAAGTATTATGGAAGTTCTCCCGAACTCAAAGAAGATGTAAAGCAGTTTGGCAAATTAAATTTTAAGAGGGAGATATTATCCCTGCACGAAACTCTTGGTAAAGTGAATTATGAAGAGACAAAGCAACTGTTTATAAACAATGTATTAACAGAGTCGCTTGACGACGGAACACCAAAGTATTATAATAGCAACATACTTGGACGATACATGAAAAAGGATTATGGACAATTTGGAGAGAACTCTTAGGAGTAATCGTGACTGGGCATTAAAAAGAATTCATAGAATGTGTGATACGGATGATCCATATAACTTTATGGACGCAGCTGCAATTGTTTCAGAATTTGAAGAATGGATCGATTCAAAAGATGACGAATGTGATGTCCTTTCTTTTATTTTTAAAGAAAAATAAAAAAGCTATATAGTAGGAATTCGTATAATAAGATGGTAGATAAAAAACCCACAGAAAAAATTGAAGAAAAACCAAAAGGTATTATAGGTAAAATTAAAGAAGGTATTGATGATAAGGAAGAGCAACTAGCATTCCTATCTACAATTGTTAGATTAGCAGTTCTTGTGTGGTCTGCAGGTATTTTAACTTTGGCATATGTTAAGTTACCAGCGGCATTTAATATACCAGAACAAAAACTGGATCCAACTTTCATAGCTTCGGTTTTCACAGGAACTTTAGCTACCTTCGGTGTCCAAGCAGCAGGTAAGAAAAAGAGTGGAGATGGTAGTGGTAGTGCAAACATATCTAAAAAGGATATGGAGTTCCTTATTGCTAAAGCATCAGAGACTGCACCAGCACAAACAATAAGAATAGAACAAGCACCAGTATCAATCGTACCGAGTGCTGCACCTAAAAAATAATGGATTTCGATAATATGGAAGAATCGATGTTTGGACCAGAGGTAAAGATTTCTAATTCCAAACCAAAGAAAAAAATTAACTTCACGAAGTGGTTTGCGCTTGGACTCGGTGGAGTTTTTGGTTTATCTCATATTGGTATGATTGGTATGATAAGTCGGAAAGATAGTGTGCCAATTATTAGTCCACCCGTAGGACCTTATACATCATATGTGATACAAGCAGATAAGGAAGGATATAAGTTAAGTTACACAGCGAACGATCCTAAGACAGCATTCATCACTAAGGACATCAAAGAGAAGGGTGGTTTCTTAGGTCTAGCAAATGAAACTACTCAAGTTACTGAAGAATACTTTATGGACGGTCAAACTAATCAAGGTGGTGCTGTATCTAATCAAAGATCTTGGTTAGATCAAAAACCTGGTTTGACACAAGCACAAGCAGCAGAGATAAATGCTGCACGAAAAAGTGAAGCCTGTATTAAAGCAATCGGATCAGCAGAAGGTACAGGCAGACTGGTTGGGACAAGTGTTGGTGCTGCTGCTGCTCCTACTCTTTCCACTATCCCTTTTGTTGGTTGGGTTGCTGCTGGTTGGGTAGCAATGTTTGGTGGTAATCAAGGTGCTGAACTAGGTGGCAATCTAGCTGAAGATCTTAATAAAAATTGTTAATTAATTAAATTATGCCATATAAAAGAAAGAAGAGAAGTATTTTCTGGCACATTGAACAGAAATTAGATGATGTTGCGATGTGGCACAAAAAAATTATTCGAAAAGTTAGGAAGTGGTTAAACCTTACAGACTACAAATTGCTTTGGTTGTCTTTTGGTGAGGGAGTATTGATAGGATTTTTGTTAGCATTTATACTTTAAGTGTGGGTGTCCACACATTAGTGCGTAATTATACCTAGTATGATATAATAAATATTAATGTACTGGAGTTGAAACTATCATGTCCCATTACGTCATAGGTTATCACGACCTACAAAACAATCATTACGAAATCTGCGAGTACGCAGATGATGCATACAATGCAATAAAACAAGCGAGAGAGGATTTGCCCTTTATGAAGGCAAGTCCTCTTTCTTGTGAGTACTGTATTAAGGAGGAATAATGAAAGAATTACCAATTAAATCAACAACCATATTGTTTGGAATTGTTTCAGTATCAGTTTTTATTTCTCTTAACTACGCTTGGGTATGAAAAAATTTAATACATTCGTCTTAGATACTACAATCTATATCTTAGACTTCCTCTACAGAGGTAGAGATTTCCAGAGGTTCTGGGTTCTTGAAGTCATTGCAAGAGCACCATACTTTGCTTTCATTTCCGTACTTCATTTCCGTGAATCACTTGGATTAAGGGGTGAAGAACATATATATTTGATGAAAGAACATTTCTATCAGGCACTCAATGAAACGGAACATTTGGAAGAGATGGAACTTAGAGAAGGAAATAAGTATTGGATCGAT